TATTCATCATTTTTACTCCCTCTTATGTATTTTTCATAACTACATTATATTTTATTTTCTTCCATATTTGGTCTTTTTGTGAAAATAATATAATTCTAATTATCCATTTAAATACATTTTTTTGAATTGTTTTAAACGATAGGAACTATAAAAATTTAAAATGAAGAGGTATTTTATTACTCTTTAGCGTATTGATAATAAAGAGGAGGGGATTAAGATGAAAAAAGACTTGTGTAAAATCACTTTATCTAATGGTAAAGAAATTACGTTTCAAAAGCATGTTGACGAGGTCCTTGAGAGAATTCAGGACTCTGAAGGCAGGCTATATGATCGACTAATTCATTTCTCTGAAATATCTATCAATCCTAAATATGTCGTATCTCTTGAACCAGTAACTAATTCCTTTATGGCAGATAACCAAAGAAAGATATATACATAAACAGTGCTTCTACAGAGCATTTTAAGAGCCTTAACTTTTTTCAGTAAGATATATCATCATTCGATGCAAAATAAAGCACCTTAAAATAGGCAAAAAAAAATAGGACGCAGCAACAATTAATGTTACTACGTCATAAGTTAGTTTGTTTATGGAACTCAAGAGCTTCGTTAGCAATTAAAATTAAATTCTTATTTCTAGACTGAATTCCTTTATTTCTCATATAGAGAGCATACTTTTCATAAGAGATTAGTTCATCAATGTTAGTATCAAGAGTGTATAGAAGGAAAAGAACGGGGTCTAAAAATTCAGGAGTTATAAAAAGAACCTTTAAAGCTTGCTCTTTAGTAAGCTTTTTTTCTTTTGCTTGTTTCAGTAATTCCTTCATTTCCTTAGAAGTTTCAGGGTACAGTTTATTTAGCACTTTCATGTTGTGTAACTCCTTTTAGCAACTCATTAATAAATGAATCATCATCATTAGAGACAAGATGATTGATATCGTTGCTTACAGCTTCTATTAGATCATATCTGCTTGCTGGGTCTAACTGCAGACTCTTTAATTGATTGCTCAATGTAGTAATCAATGTATTTCTTTGTTGAAGCATTGGATTAGGAATAATTTTCGTTGCTCCTTCTCGTGTTACTAATATTTGTTGAAGGCCATCTTTAGCAATAATCTTTTCAGCTTCATTGAGCAAATCAAAAGTATTGGCCAATGATACCAAAGTGAATTTATCGATCCCTACAAGGTGGGTTGCGCCAAGCTCAGTTAACTGATCAACGATTAATTTATAAATTTCTTCATTTCTTAAAAATAAAGAAGATGGAATTTCATTTAAGTTAGATTGTGGCAGAACATTTTTTAATTCCTTAGCTTTTTCTTCTTTTTGCTTGGCTCGTGTGACATTACTGTCAGTATGAGTCCCTGCAATCTTATGTTTACGTGACATTTTTACACTCCTTTCAGTTTAAAATTACGACATGGGCCTTGCATTACGGTAAGGACGGTAAAAGAATTACTCTCCCTGTATTCCTCAAGGCTGTCACTGTTTTTTGCGGGGAGATAGCCGGTACCTTTTCAACTTTTTCATGATAAAAAAAATAAAAGACGACCGAAATTGGTCGCCTTCCCTTACTTATTAAGCTTTGTCATAAACTTTTGTGAACCAACCACTGATAACACCAGTTGCAAGACCTGTATCATTGGAATCTACTTTAGCTCTCCACTTTCCATCAAGAGGTCGTTTAACGAACGTACCTTTGATTGGTTGTGTTTGATAGTCTGCTTTATCTGCCTGTGTCTGGAATGACTCCTCGACTAACTCGAACTTACCTTTGTACAACCATACATAACGATAAGAACCATCACTCTTCTTTGCTCTGAATCCTAACGCAAAGTATGGTGCAATATCATCTGCTGAATCTACTACTACACCTTCAGAGTTCTTAGTCTTACCCAGTAATAGTTGATATGTTGCATTAGATAACTCTGCAATTGTAAACTCTACATCTACCTGTGAGAATACAGAAATAAGTTCTGCTACTGAATCATCAGCAAAGATAGATTGTGTATCTACTGATGGTGTTACCTTCGCATCAAGAGCATTTGCTATCTTAACTGGTGTAGCATAAGTAGTACCTGTAGCATCTTCCTTTGTAATCTGTGCTACATAAACGCTGTCTAAACCTACTAAAGCCATTTATAATTTCCTCCTGTTTTTAGGCAAAATAAAAACGCAGAACCTGTGATAGGCCTGCGTTTCCTGTGAATATATAACTGCTTTAAAGCAGTAAGATTATTTAGTTAAATGAGCATTGCTCCTTATCTTCTTCCTAAGACATTCCGAACAAAACCGAGACTAATTTCATCAATTTTGTAATATCTCAAAACACGATTAGTATTGTTTTGAATGATGGTTAGACTTGAATCTTTAGAAGAGAAGTAGTAAACCAATGACTCTGCGATCATGAATCGATAGCTCGAAGGGCGAAATTGATGACGAATCTTTTCTAATGGTTCGATATATTCCATGCAATCTATATAATTGTTCATTGTTTATCACGTCCTTTACTGTTCTTTTTAGGCTGTGGAATAAAGCCTTCTATGTATAAAAGGAGAGCCAAAAGCCCTCCAATATTGTGAAGCATTTCACATAAAAGCTTAAAATTAAGACACTGTTAATTTAACTACAGCTTGTGGATTTACTACTGCTCCATCTGCGTAAAAATCAAATAGGAACATTTTCGCGCCTTTCAGAGCCATTGTAGTATCATTGATTTCTTGTAATTTTGCTTCTTGCTTGATCATCACGTTATAAGCTTCTGTGATGTTACCGAAGATTACAGGAGTTGAAGCAGGTAATGCATCAGTTATATCAACTGGTAGTCCAAAAAGAGTATATTGAACTGCCCCGTTCACCACGCCCATTTGTAGGTAGAAGTGGCCATCATTGTCTTTTAATTTAGCAATGGTATTAAAGAATTCACGAGACATAGTAAATGAAGATCCATTTAAGAAGTCAGGGTGAATTGTAAGATATAAAGTTTGTAAATCATCAAGAAGGATTGCACCTGTTCCTGTACTTGGAACTGCTTGAATATCAGCATCATTGATAATACCAGCGAACTCAGTGTTACCAGTGCCGACTAGAATCGATTTTTCAATAGCCTTACCTGTTCGACGTGCTAAAAGTGAGCCTACATAATCTTGAATATTTACTGCACTATCATTGATAAGTTGATTTGAAAGAGATACAGCTGCACCAACTCGTTTTTGTTTTAGGTCAACGTATTCAAAACCAATTTGACCTTCTGTTAATGCTTCTCCTTCTCCCACAAACCCTGCTACTACGCCATCATTTTCACGAGCAACGCGAAGTGTGCCTGCTACTGATTGAAGCTTACGTGCTTTAGCAAATACAGGAGATGTTTCTTCCATTTTTAAAATGATTTCGTCATGCACATTTTGAGGGATAATTGCTCCTGCTTGTGCTGTCATTTGTAATGAACGAGTTTCACCTTTTAAAATTTGTTCAAATTCATTGTTACGTTTTTCTGTAATTTCCATCATGTTGTTTCTCTCCTCTTTGTTATTCGAATATTCTGAAATTTCATCAGGCACTGAAATGTTTTCGATTACGTCAATTCCGCGTGCCGATATTGAACTGGACGCATACGCAGGGATGCGCACACAACTTACTTCATACAGTTCTAACTCATGGATTGTACGGATTGCGATACCTTCAACCTTTTGCCATGATTCCTTGAGTGCTCTAAAGCCAAATGACATTGATTGAACGATTCCGTCAGATATTAAAACATGCCAGTCTTTTCCGTAAGATGTAGGACTAATACGAGCTTCCATATATAATCCTTCTGCGTCTTCCTTTAGAATCAAACTGTCATTTCTTGTAGACGCTAAAACCGTTTTACTATCATGCTCTGCGAGAAAATCTACATCTCTGGACTTGTTACGGATTGCTTTAGCAAATGCACCTGGTGCAATCTTCTCTTTAAATTTGGTAGTGCTGCCTAACATTTCTGATAGAGTATTTGTTCTGTTAACGTAGCCTTTTACAAATAGATTGCCATCACTCGTTAACTGTGTTTGGCTTTGTCGAAGTTCCATCTTCATTAGTTGTACTTCCTCCTTGTTGAATGGTTTGTCCTTGATTTAGAATTGTTAACTCTCCTGTTTCTGCATCTTTAATAACTGAACCAAGAGAAAGAAAATAATAATCTTGTTCAAGTCGTTTCATATCAAGTTTGGCTCTTGCTTCATTTGCAGAAATTAGGCTTTTATTGAACAGTTGAATAGTTGTATCAACTAACTGTTCTTGAGTAGTTCGAAGAACTTCTGAAGTATCAAATCTAAAGTAGAAACCACTATTTTTTTCATAGATTTCTAATAGATTCTGATTTAATGTAGACTCAATGAGAGTAATTAAAGGGGTAATTGTGTATTGTAAAAATGAGATATTGTTTTGCTCTAAACTGTTGTATTTGTTGGCTTCTGAATTGATAAGTGATTCGGGAAGGTTAAATAAACGAGCAATTGATGAAAGGGTTTGTTTCGAAGATTCATTTAGTTGGAGTTCATCAGGCTTTAATGACAGTGACTCATAATCCATTCCATCTTCTAAAATAACTGTTCTTCCTGCGTTTGAAGGTCCTCCGTATAGACTTTCCCATGAGGTTCTTAAACGATTAATAACAGGTTCAGTTAATCGACTAGCAGCCTTTAATATGCCTGTTGGAAGGGCTCCATTGGCCATAACATTTGTGGAGTAATTTAGCTCATTTAAAGCTTTTTGGAGAATAGTACTACCATCAACTAATACACCTTCTGTACCAGTAGAAAATTCAATTACTTGATCTTCTGAAAGCTCAATAGTTTTTTTGCCATTATAGGTAAACACTTTTTGATCAACTGTAATACCATTGTTACTGAACACTCTATAAGTAACCTTGCTTGCCTCTAAATAATGAAACTCGTTATTCTGCTTAAATAAATAAGCTCGTCCATATAAGAGTAAGTCTTTAACTAATAATTTTTTAATTTTGGTTGCTGAATCGTACTTATTGGCTGTTTCATTTAATAAAGAAACTCGTGAATCATCAATTTCATTAATATCTCCGTTTCTTAATTCTTCATAGAGATATACAGGTAATGAACTGATTGTTGAGGAAATAAGCTCGACAGAAGCTTTTACCGAAGGAATTTGCATTGCAGAAAACTCATCTACTGAGTACGATCGCGCAGTTGAATAAATTGCAGTCGAATAATTTTTATTGGAGTAATTTTCAGCAAGCTGATTTTTCTTATTGCTGAAAAATCTTAGTGGTGCCATTGGGGATTCTTCCTTTCTATGGAGTTAAATTTTTATAGGAATGTCTTAAAGGACAAATGAGGACATAATAAAAAAACGCACCACATAAGTGGTACGCTTCTGGACTAGAGGACGAGAACCGACGCATGGATGTATGCCTGTTCTGTCTTTGTGTTTACGTTCAAGGAGAATGAACTATGAATGAAAAACGTATTAACTCAACTACAAGTTAGAAGGACCCATCCGAAGATGGAAATCATAGATAGAATAAAGTCTTCTGGAGGAAAGACCGATGTTCTTCTGACTACATGTTATGTGAAAAGAAATGAAGGAAATAATACACTCCTTCACTCTAATAATTCAATGTTCATTTAAATAAATAATGATAAAAAAATATAAATCTCGTAAAAGACTCTTATACTATATATATATACAACTCAGGGTTTCTATACAGTTTTTGAAGAACTTTTTTAGGTTTTTCAAAAGTTTTTATACCTCTACATATATAATATATACAACTTGAGATTTCTAAACAGTTTTTGGAGTCCTTTTGGAAATATTTTTTATCTCTTATACTATATATATACACAACTAGAGTTTTTGTAACAGTTTTTAGGGCATTTTTTAAACTTTTTATGCCTCTCATAATATATATACATAACTCCAGGTTTCTAGACACTTCTAAGAGACTTTTTAGAAATATTTTTAACTCTCATAATATATATACGCAACTAGAAGTTTCTGTACAGTTTTTAAGAATAAATTTTAAATGTCTTTAGAAAAAGACAGCTATTAAGCTGTCCTCATTTATATCTTTCCTATATTAACCATTTTCATGATTTACTTAGTTAAAATGCTTCATAATCAAAGTAGACTTACACAGCCACTTCTAAAATTTTGATATCCCAATCGCCTTTTTGCTGAGCTTGAGCCATTTCCCATAGTGCTTCATTTGGATTTTTATATTTTGTTCCTTCTATAGCGTTTGAATTTGTTATTTTTCCTTCACGAACGGCAGCAATTCTTTTAATTTCGTTACTATGCTTAACTAATACTGCGCCAGTAAAATGTGCTGCTTGTTCTTCAACCTTTAATGCCCATCCACTAGGAAGTGTTAGGTACAGAGGATTTGCTTTTTCCTTTTCAAAAAGGGAAGTCCATTCTTCTCTATTTTTCCTAATTTCGGAACTTTCTTCTTCGGAATAATATTCTTTTGTTATTTTAAACGATCCATCGCTTTGTCTGAGTCTTTTATACCAATACAGTTTCTTTTCTGCGCTTGTTATATCGATTTCCTCAGTTACCTTTTCATTAAATACAACTTCTTCAACCAATTCTTTATCAGTATATTCCTCTACACTCTCATTTCTTTTGTTCATTCTTTCTACTGCAAATTTATGTCTTAAAAGTCTAGTAAAAATAAGATTTATTGTTTTGTGGCCATTTTCATCATAAATAAGATGTTTTATTTGGTTAACTCTTTTTCCTAATAACTCTGCAATCTTTTGTTTAGTCTTTTTCTTTAACTTTTCTCTTATTGATACTTGCCAAAAATACATTATCTGTTCTTCTAGTTTGCCTACCATTATACGTATACGTTCTTCACATGAACTGTCGTCTATATCGTAATATCGAGAGCGTCCATCCCAATCTTCCGCATCAGGATCTTTTCCAATAACAGAAAAATAGTCAGTCTCGCCTTTTTTACTTTCTGCAAGTTTTTCTTGTTCTTTTGTTAATTGCATTAAATATTCTATCTTTTTATCTTCATCAACAGGTTCAATTAAATTAAAGTATTCTGCAAGTGCTTTAAACGCTTTTGGAGTAGGAGACTTCGAAATAGATGTCCTTGGAGAAGCTCCATAGAATTTTCTACAAGCCATTTCTGCGACTCTTTGTGCTTCTATACAAAGCTGGCGAATTAGTTGAGTATTTCCGTTGCATGAAGCCAGATTAGTGTCTATATACTCAGAGCGCTTATCTTTAATGAAATTTTTCATTTCGTAGTATTCTTCTTCTCTAATTTCTTCTCTGATGCCATTTTCTCTATTCACTTTATAGTAAGTGTACTTATTTTTATCAATACCCTTAGAGAAAATTTCCCCTGTTTCTTTATCAAATGACAGTCTCTTGATCACCGGATATTCCTTTGGGATAATCTTATATTTTTTAAATAAGCTCATATATATTCCAACTGTTCGTTCATTCAATCTATTAGGTGAAAGTTGGCCGATTTCTGCATAGCTAAAGATCGTTCGATCCTCTTCTAAAAGAAACTTTAATAATTCAATTGCTGTTTTCTCCTTAGGAAATTTAACTTCTTGTCCTGCAATCTTCTCACAGAGTTGAATGAATTTAGTTTTTCCATTTCCACTAAGGATATTGAGACCGATTTGTTTACGTCCATCTTTAACAATTTCGTATTTATATTTTTCATCTATATTATTTTGAATTAACTTTGCTCTATTATTTTTCTTTGTGAATTGGAAAGATAATGTCTCCTCTAACTCTTCCCAAGAATAAAATCTATTCTCTAACATTTTGAATGGTCCTCTCAGTATTTGAATTTTATTAGAATGTATTTATCTTGATTATTTTACAAAGTATTCCAGTTAATTACATATATAATATATATAATATATATGTAAATTACCGGAATACTTTCGCCACCGAACACTCATCTAAAGCCCTCTGCAGCCTTTCATTCTTTTCAAATACATAGACCACTAAATCCCTATTTCTATTATTCTTTTCTACTTCAACTAGATTACAGCCCATTTTCATAAGCTCAATCATTAATGCCTTTTTGAATATACGTTTTTTTCTCATGTGATCGTCTCCTTCGAATGTTTTATTTCATCACATGATATTTATATCCGACGTACAAAAAACGTAAATTTGAAAACGATAAAAAAATAAGCCTAGTAAAAGTTTTTCAGCCCATTTTCTTATGCAACAGAGTCGGGAAATAACAAGAAATAATGCCCTAAAAACACTGATATATCAACGATGTATAAAATAATGCATATCCCATAAAAAATAGGCATCCTAAAACGCTTATATATCAACGTTTTAAAGGATGCCTTGCTTCCTAGAAGCTCTATTATGTAAACTAATTTTGAATAACATATTCAATTTTTGTATATTAAATATTTATACGCTTGATTAGTTTTCACAAAACTTTTTCATTAATGGAAGAACATTTTTCCTCATTTTCTTTCCATTTTTAGTTAAGTAGACATATTGCGTACTAGCATTTTGTACATGAGTTATATCATAATATCTGTTTCCCTTTATCTCTCTAACATAACCAAGATTACTAATTTCACACTTCTGATCATAACCTGTAATTGGATACCACTTATCACCATGTGACATATCACTACAGCTTTTACAAAGGTAACTTTTTTGAACTCTCCCCCCAGTCATAGGGTAGATACCATACATATAAAAATCATCTTCCAGCTTTTCAATTTCACAAAAAGAGCATCGTTCCATAATATTTCCCTCTCTTGCTCTATATAAATCGTCTTCTGTTAAGAACCTATTATCTTTTAAATAATAGGTTCTTAGTATTTCTTCATTTCTAATTTACCTGTTTTCATCGGTTGCCACTCAAGCTTATTGTTTTCAGACTTCATATCAATTATTTGGAACTTAGGAGTTATAGTTTTTTTCTTTAAATTAACAGGGGCAATAATAAACTGCTCTTTATAAGGTTGAAGAATGACATAATCTTGTTTCTTATGATTGTCTATAACGTACCATTCTTCAGTGCTTTTCACACCGTCTCTTCCCATTAGGAAGGCTCCTACTAGTAAAAGGATTAAAATGGAGACAATTGGATATAAGTATGTTTTAGTTTCTATTATTAGATACACTAGGATCACTAGAAGTGACGGAAATATACAAACAACAAGAAGTGCTTCTATATAAAATCCAGTAAACATTATTTGAGCTAAAATAAGGATTAAATACACGGTCAATACTATAAAAAGTGGAGTTTTTCTTTTCTTTTTTGTCTCCCCTGATTTCTCAGGTTTTCCAATAAGTCTTTTTCCAGTTGTCATTGAGACAAAAATCATAGTAGATACAGCCGTTATAGCTAAAGCCGTTACAGTTAGACCCTTTACATCTAGTTCTATAAATGTAAGTGGTAATTTTAAAAAACTGAATTTCCCCCACGAATAGCAAAAGAATAGCGCATAACCATATATTGAGGAAGCAGTTAACAAAAAAGCTAGATCAACTGTAGAAATTAAATCTTTAATACTTTTCACTGAAAGACCTCTTTATCCAAATAATCTTTGCCACCAATTCTTCTTCTTTTCTTCTTTCTGTTCTTCTAAAGAAGCAGCCAACATTTTTTTAGTTTCTAAAGTTTCTCGAAGAACAGTCATGACATTTTCATCCCGTTCTCTCGCTCGTTCTTCCATCATCCTCTCCCGTTCTAGGGTGCGTTCTTCCTGCTTCTTCAAGGTTTCTTGGAATTCTTGACGAACAACCGAGAGTAAATCTTCTTTATAATTTTCTAATACTGCACTTAAAACTTCGGGCGACATAGCGACTGGCGTTCTATCATTCTCTTGTTCTTTTGTAGTTTCTGAGAACGACTGAACGACTTGTGATTGGGCATTCTCACGTTCTCCTCTTGCTGCTTTAATCGCTTCATCAAGAGTCGTACCTACCTCATTTAACACAGTCTTCATTTTAGCTAAGACTTCTATATCTCGTTGTAAAAAGGCACGAACACCTCTTTGTCCCTTTGTAAATTGATATCCATCTTCCTCTAAAGCCAAGCACCATTTACGTAATGTGCTTTCACCAATGTTTAAGCGTTCAGCAACTTCTTTTGTCCAATACGCTCTCTCGTTCTGCTCCATTCTCGCACCTCGTTCCCACGTTCTCTCACGTTCTTTTATGTATTCTTTCGGCAGAGAACGCCTATAGACCTTTAATTAAGCAGTTTCAATTTCTACTTCTGTTACAATGGCATCTCCTGCATAAGAATCTAGAGCATCTACCTCAATCAAGAAGTTTGCTACTGCTAAACACATTTCACTTGTTAATAATTTTGCTCTTTCTCTAACAAGAGCAGAAGAAATAGATCCTTTCTTTTCTTCTGCTTCTGTATAAATCTCAAAAGTAGTCTTCATAAATTGAACCAAAGAAGGAACGGCTGAAAATATTTCTTCAAATTCCTTGAAATCTTCTACATCAAAATAAGAACAGAAGAAGCCTTCATAAGATGGGTCTACTATCATTCCTCGTACGATATCACTTTTATATAGAAATTTTCTAAAATGATGATGAATAGCATCTTCTTCTGTCCGAGCTTCCACTACGCTAATTAACTCTTCATCTTCAATACTTTCAGCAAAACATACAGCATATAAAGTCATTATTATCTCTCCCTATAAATTGATAGTCATCTTATCTTTAAAACTTTTAAATTGGGTTCTAAGGCACTAAGTTAAATTTAATAATAAATTTATATTACCTTTATATTAAAGCGCCTTTAAAGCTCAATCTCGTAACTCTAGTGGCTATTCTAATACTTCACTCATTCTTCATCTGAAAAAGTATAATATGTGATACTCATATTTTTAAAGCTCTCTTTAAAGTTAGGGCCTTGTTCAATCAATCCATGTCTAACATTGTGATTATATAAAGTTCTTTCAAGACAAGTTCTAAGATACGCTCCAAAATTCTCAACTTCATCTTTTTCCTTCTTTTTCATGACTCCTTTTAAAACACGTAAACATACTTCTTTTGATAATCCTTTGGTTCGATATTCATTTGTGAGTTTATGTATTGTTTCTTGTTCAGAATTATTAATAGAATCAATTGATTCATTGTTAACGGGATCCTCTTTGTTAACAAGATCTTTATTCTTAATAGAGTTATTATTAATCAAGTTATTATTACTAGTGGTTAAATTTTGTCCGTCATGATGGGTAACTTTTACCTCTCTTGATGGGTAACTTTTACCCTTCAGTTGAGCATCAACGGTTTGAGCCACTTTTTCAGCCTCTTCTAACATGTCATCTACTTCTTTATTAATACGAACAATATCTTCTTCTGTGTATTCACATTGAAGTACGTAAAGGCGATTTGTTTTAGTCAATCCTTCTCGGTCTTCTACTAACAATCCATATTTTACAAGCTCTTTTTTCATATTTTTAAACGTACTAGGAGAGAAGCCTAATAAGTCAGAACCTTTTTCAATACTCATTCTCACATAATACCTACCAAGGTCATCACACCAATCATTTCTAAGTGATAACTTCATTCTGTCTAGTAATGTTATGTATAGTAATTTAGCATTGGATTTCATGTCCTTATAACGATCTCCAATAATAAGAACTTTTGGAACCTGATAGTAAATTAATTGATCTCTATCCTCTTTTGTAAAAAATCTTCCCATTTTCTATTCCTCCAATAGTTGAAAAGTTATCGGAGTACCTGCTATAATAAAAATAACTAAATAAGCGTATCTTAGCAGGTACACCAAACCAGAGCAGGAATCCCCCAAGATTTCTGCTCTATTTATATTATATCAAGTTACTAGATTTACGTACATATCGACATAAGTCTCCAAATTGAGTTGTATTGGATTTTACTAGATTAGTAAAGTTTTTATATAGAGGGAGTAGAAATAAGTCTTAGAAGCTGATTTGAGGTCTGATTACTCAACGTAATGGGCCGAGTAACCAGTTAAGTGTGCTTTTCTTTTTAGTAATTGCTTAATTTATTAAATTTAATCTAGTTAAACCTAAGTTAAACTAGATTTTTTTCGACAATAAATGTAAAATGTTCCAGTTTATTCAAGTTAAACTTAGGTTGAACTCATTTTTAATACTCGTCGTCTTCTATCTCCACTGGTCCTCTTGGAATATTAAAGTGCTTGTCATAGAGCAATTCTAATAGCTTCCATCTCTCTTCATTGCTAATTTTATTTTCAATAATGTCCATTACTTCTTCTGCTTTAAGGTGTTTAAAATCCAAAGTGAATGCAACCTCCTTATTACCTATCTTATTTCATAATTATAGCAAAATTTAAGGTGTTTATTTATATAAAGAAGGAAAATAAAATACCTATTTTATTACCTATATGTGGTATGATATGGTTAAAATCCCAAGAGGGTGGTAGTCAATGGAAAAGGTTAAAAATCAACATTATGTACCTCGATCTTACCTTAAATATTTTGCCAACAAGAAAGGGCAAATATGGGTTTATGATAAGCAAACGGATAAAAAATTCATTTCAAATATTGAAGGCATAGCTTCAGAAAGGTTCTTTTACGATGTTCCTTTTGATCAAATAATGAACTCTATGCTTAAGATAGACTCTATCTCAAAAGAAGAAAAAGAAGAAATGAAAAAAATTTTAGAAGAGACAGGTTATCTAACTTCTGAAGAAGCAAAGCATTCCATGGAACAAAGTGTGGAAAAGTTCTTTTCTGAGAAAATTGAAGGGAATTTTAAACAGCTTTTAGATAAAATAAGATCACGTTATACAATGATGCCTTCGCCTCTACTATCTGAAGCTTTATCCGATGAAGAGCGAGTTCACTTATCTGTATTATTAGCTTTTCAAATTGTAAGGTCTAAAGAATTTAGAGAAGCCTACAGCGAAACGAAAAAAGCTACAACTCAGTCAATAGTAGATATATTAGCTGCATCTCACGATGATAGCTATGAATTAGGCAGTTTAACGTATGCGCCTCAATATGAGTCTAAGCCACTTGAACATGCCCAGCTTATATACAGTGATTTTCCATTTCAATTAGCAGAGGTATTGGCTTCTCATATATGGTTTATAGGTGTTAATCAGACGTCAATGCCTTTTTATACTTCTGATAATCCCGTGGTCAAACATGCTCATAAAAAGGACCCTTTTTTAGGAACGGATGGGTATGGCTCACCAGGCATAGAAATTGCAATACCTTTATCGAGCAAACTTATTCTTGTATTAGTAGAAAAAACTTATCATCATGATTTGATTCAAGGGGACAGGCTCTATATGCCCATCACTAGTGAGGAATACGTAATATACTACAATTCCCTTCAAGTCTTTCAATCGCATAGACAAGTATACTGCCATGATAATAGTTTTGATTTAATAAGTGAAATGAAAAAAAATGAAGGTTCTTTAGCACGTAAGCCAAAAAAGATGATAGTAAACAGCTTTTTAGGAGAAAACATCTATTAATATAACTATCCTGAAAATGGAAAGAACCACTCATTCCATGGGGAACAAGTGATATAATAAGCTATAATACATCAGATAGTTAAAAAGGAAGTGCATAAATCTTGTCCAGCTTTTCGGTTCGATTTAAAGATAATGAAAGTTTCTTAGTAAAGGATATTATTATATTTGAACATCCGCAGAAAGAAGAAATACGTTCGATAGCATCAGATTATACTAAAGATGAACTTCGTAATAATGAAAGTAAAGGTAAGACTCTTTCCTGCTTAACTGCTACACAAAAGTCAACAGTTGTTGGTACAAAAAACCTTATTGTGTCAGGAACTTCTTCTAAGGAGTTACTTAACAAAGATATCGTTCAAGTTTCGTGGCATTTTAACAAACGAGCAGCAGAAAGAATTGGTTCTGACGATTCTGCAACCATCATAAGTTTAATAGACGGATTAAGAACCACTGATACAGTTACCAAAGCCCAATTTAAGGGATATCCCTCTCTCTCATATACCATGGTAAAGGTTGGGGATCCTACGATGTCTCAATATCCTATTTCGTTTTTGGTTAGGGGAAATGGAAATCACAAAATAAGAATGATTACTTTAGCTCCCAAGTCACCTAATACTCCGCAAGGAAGAATGGAAACAAGGATAGGAGAGGACAATCAAGATCTTGTTAAAATGTTGGCTAAGCTGAAAGCACGATTGAAAAATGGGGAGAACGATTGAAAAAAGATTGAATATGTTAGAGGGAGGGTATAGAATTATACTAATAAGGACAAAATACAACGTAAAAGGGGAGAAAACAAATGCGTACGATTGTACAAGAGGAGGTTGCCATCATGACTGGCGAAACCACTGAACTGACGAAAAGAGATTTCAGTTGGAGTATTCTTGACACTAATTATGTAGTTCGTAATGTCCCCTATTCTGTACTGCCAGCTGAAGGTGAAGAATTTATGAGTTTAGGTGTATCTTTAAAAGTAGCAATGATACGTGACTTGATGTATGCAAACGAAATACCTCATGACGTAAATTTCGATGATGTTGCAGACTTAGAATTCTGATTTCAATTATCTCTTTATATATATGATACCCACCTAAAACTCTAATGATTCATTATTAGAGTTTTTTTATTTACTCTAATTAAAGATTTAAAAAGCAAAATCCATATAGATCAGGATTTTGCTTTTTCTAATTAATATGACTTTACCAATGTTCCTTTTGTTATCTTTCCTTTACCATTATCACTGACTTTTACTTTGTAAATGAAAGAATAGCTATGTTCTTCACCTTTCTCCTTTGTTGCTACGTCTCCCTCAACAATCACTTTATCATCGTCGCTTGAATCAATAGATACTGTAGTTATCTCATGTGTAACACCCTTATAGCCCTTTTTAAATTTCTTATAAGAGTGTTTCTTTTTCCATTTAGAAGTCCATAGATTATAAGCATCTTTGTACTCTTTTTCATTTAGCTTATCAAAGTATTTATAGACCGTATCCATTGCAGCCATCGCATCTTCATTATCTACGGAGTCTGAATCGTATATATAACCATTCTCGCCATATTCTTGACCTGAAGAACTATCTTCGGTGTAATCTGTATCGTCATTATAATAAGTGTCATCAGAGTAGGAGCTATCCGAATCATTATAACTGTCATCTGATGAATCATAGTTCGAGTCATAAGAACCACTATCACTTGGTGAAGTCTTCGTTCCCTCTTCTCCAGTATAAGGATTAACATTTCCCTTAGTGGACCAGTTATTGTTAAAGTTACCGTCTGGATCGCTTCTCATATGAGGTCTAACATAAGTACCATCTTTTCTATAGTATCCACGTACACTTACATCAGCCTGTGCTTGTATAGTACCCCCGAATACAAGAAAAACCAACAAAGCAATAAATATTCTCTTTTTATTCATCATTTTTACTCCCTCTTATGTATTTTTCATAACTACATTATATTTTATTTTCTTCCATATTTGGTCTTTTTGTGAAAATAATATAATTCTAATTATCCATTTAAATACATTTTTTTGAAT